GATCTAATTCATATGCAGTTTTAAATACTTGCTTATGCCAGTCTGACATATACTCTAAATGTTGTACAGAACCTTCCGCAAGAATAATTGATGTCCACTGTTGTTTCATCCATTCATCAATATTACCATTATCTTCAGACCAATAACTTCTTAAAACTTCTTCTAAATGAGGATTCTTTACTAAGTAAGAACCAACTCTTGTACGATGTGTATATGCATTACTTTTCCAAGGTTCAATAGAAGGTGATGTTCCTGCAATAATAGAAGAGTTAGCATTAGGAGCTATAGCTAAAAGGTGTGCATTTCTAATTCCATGACCTTTTCCGTCTGGACATTCACCTTTACTTTTAGCTAACTCTATTGTTTTCTGTTTTGCCTTTTCTTTAATATCCATGAATATACCTTTGTTTGCTGCAACTGCAATGCCAGATTCAAACGGAATATTCTTTTTCTGGAGGTATGCATGAAAACCCATAGCTCCTAAACCTAAACTTCTTTCAGCGTGTGCTGATTTAATTGCCCTACTTAAAGCAGGAGGAGCATTGTCAACAAAGTAAGTAATAACATTGTCTAGATATTCAATAAGGTCTGCAACAATTGTTGTGTCTTTCCATTCATCGTATTTCTCAATATTAAGTGAGCTTAAACAACAAACTGCACTTCTTTCTGAAGACGTTGCTAAATGGATTTCGTTGCAGAGATTTGATCCATGTATTTTTAACCCTAGATCCTTTTGAAACTGTGGCAAGTGTCTATTTGCTTCATCAATAAAATTAACATATGGCTCGCCTGTTCTAAACCTAACCTGAAGTATTCTTTGCCAAAGTTGTCTTGCATCAACAGTGTCTCTAACGGTATTTTCATTTGGATCTTTTAAATCCCATTTATCACCATTTACAACTGCTTCCATAAATTCATCTGTAACATTTACTGCATTATTTAAATTAAAACACTTACGATTAACATCACCGCCTGTTGGAACTCTGATGTTTAGAAACTCAACAATATCTGGGTGAGATACATCCATGTATGCTGCATAAGAGCCTTTTCGTGTTTTACCTTGACGATAAGCTGTCATATCACTGTCAACTGTTTTTAGAAAAGGAACTGGTCCTGGAGAAATATTACTATTAGACCTTACATCACTCCAGTGTCCTCCTACACCTCCTCCTTTTACTGACATCCACCTTAATTCATCTGAATGTGATATAAGTCCTTGCAAAGAATCGTCAACATATGTCAAAAAACATGAAATAGGTAAGCCGCGAGTTTTTTCATTAGGACGAGGTGCATTTGATAAGATTGGTGAACTAAACATAAACCAACCTTTAGAAGCGTAATCATATATTCTCTGTGATAAGTCTAAACAATTATCAGAAAATGCTATAGCAGCTCTTGCAAAGCTCTCTTGTGGTGACTCTTCATCTTCGTTCATATAATAATCACGTAACAAGTTTCTTGAAAAGTCTGTAAGTAAGTTATCTCTATCTAAATCTATAGTAATACCATAGCATTCTTTTTTCATAAATATTCCTTATCTAATCTGAACTACCAATCTTCCCGTTCTTTCTCTGAGAAGATTCGGTAATATTTAAATATTCGTCTTCGTCTATAATAGAGAATTGATTATCGCATTTAACTACAACAACCTGTACAGGCAGTTTTATATTTGAGTCTAATATAAATTCTTCTGAGCCTACGTTAACTAAATTAACAAAAACTTCTCCTGTATATCCGCTATCAATAACTCCTGCTCTGACCTTGAGAGGTGTCTTTGTAATTGAACCTCTTTCCTGGATTAAAGCAACGTATCCTTTAGGCACTTGCATTTTTAGTCCAGTGCCAATAAGTGTCTTATTGTTTTTTGGCAAAACTGTCTGTGGTAGAATTGTTACCTTGTCGCCTGCATTGAAAAGATCAAGACCAGCACTCTCTCCATTATATGCAGGAACATAATCTTTTACATCAATATTGTTAACTTTTAATGCAAATCTTAAATCTTCTGTTAGACAAATATTAATCATCTTTTTTATTTACCTCTTTCCATTTCTCTCTTAACTTTTCTTTCATTGAATTGTTATCTTGTGTTACTGCTTCATTTAATGTCATTTCAGTATCGTCAAGAATTTCAAATTTTGATTTAGCTGTGTCTATGTTTATAGGAAATAACAGCCCGTCTCTACCTGCACGATTCTTTGCAACAAAGATACGACCTCCACCAGTTGACTTTTCCATAGGCTTTCGACTAATTGAAAGTACTACATCTGCAACTTGTGCTTTACCATAAGACTCGCCTAAGTTTTCCAAACCTACGACGTCAGACTTTGAAGAATCTTTGTTTGCCTGAGAAGCTGTCCAAATAGGAATATTAAGTTCTACAGCAAGGTTTCTTAATTCTGTGTATATTAGTTTTAATTCATGTCTTAAAGAATCGTACGCTTTTGATGATTTCATGACGTCAGCATAGTCAACTGTGACTAAACTTGGTCTAAAACCTTTTAACGTAAGTTTTTCGATATGATTGCGTAAAGTCATAACAGAAGCAGAGCCTGTTGGATATTCTTTAATAATAAGTTTACCTAGCTCCATCTTTTTATATTTGTCAATAACTTCTTGCTTTCTTTCAATAATTTCATTAGAAGGAATATCACACAAGTTTGAGTCATATCTCTTACCAGTATCGTGCTCTGATAATTCAAATGTATAATGAATTACATTTTTTCCTGCACGCATTGCAGCACATCCCATTGCAACTAAGAAGTGAGACTTACCAACACCTGTATTTGCTGCAACCACACCTAACTCTCCACGTCCTAAGCCACCTCTAAGAATGTCTTGTGAATCGATTTTATCTAAACCTGTTGGACATACTTGCCTATTGATTTGCACAAATCGTGCTTCAATGTCATCAAAAAAGTCGTGCCCTGATGAATTAGGCATTCCTACAGAAATAGCTTCTTTCATAATGTTTAAAACAGATTCATACTTTTCTGTTTGAATAAGTTCTACGCTTTGCTCTAATGCATCACGAAATGCTTGACGCTTACAGAACTCTAATGACTTATCTTTTACATATTGTAAGTCTCCCATATCAGGGTTTGTTTTCATTCTATGAAGATATTCAATAATTTGATCTCTTAAAACGTGATCTTTAGACTTAGATAAATCTTCTTTGATGATAGTAATCAGAATCGTAAGTGTTGGAAATGTTTTATACTTATTGTAGTACGAGTAATATCTTTCGCAAAGAAAAGAAAGATACTTTAGATCAAAATAGTCTGGACTCATAACTTCAATCATTTGAGCTGACCAGTGAATATCTGTAAGCATACTTTGGAAAACCTTTTCTTGAAAAGGCTTACCAAATTTAGAAAAGTTTTTGTTTTGACTCATTAAATATTATTCCTTAGAGATGATTTAAGTGCTATTAAAAACGTGTGTATATTATAAAAGTTCAAGCCTTCTCGGTTTAAGATTTTAAGAAGCTTCATTTTATTAATGTTTGACTCTTTATTGTCATACTGATAGTTTATTTTTTGGATTTGATCAGCACTTAACATAGCCGAGTCTAAATACATTAATTTCCAGTTTTTATGTAATAGTGATTTGTTATTTATTATATTAACAAAAAGTTTTAATTTACACTTGGCATTAACTTTTTTATCCGCCTCACTAATTATATCATCTAAATAAACTTCTTTTTGCTGGATTAATTCTGGAAATCGTTTGACCATAGTTTTAATGCCAGCTCCTTTGATACCTTTTATGCCGTCGCTAGAATCTCCAGCAAAACATCTGACTAAGCAAAAGTTGTGTGCTGGAACTTCCCATTTGTCTAATACATATTTTTCATCTATCAATTGTTTCTTGTTTGGAGACCAAATTTTTGTGTTCTCGTCTAAAAGTTGATAGTAGTCCTTATCTGATGTAACAATTATTTTTTCGTGATCAACATTTTTTGTTTTTGTCAAATAAGCAATAATATCGTCAGCTTCACAATCGTTGATGTATATTTGTGTAACAGGTGTTTCGTAAAGTATTTCAATAAGAATCTTTAACTGATTATCTCTGTTTTCAGATGTATCAGGAATATCATTGTAGTAAGAACTTCTATTTAGCTTTACAGGCCTTCTGCCTTCCTTATACGAAGGATCAATACTTCTACGCCTTGCAGATCCTCCTGCTTCCCAAGCTACAACGATTTTTTGTGGATTAAATTTGGCCGATAAATGTTCTATGTTACGCAAAAACCCGACAATGCCTCCACATAAATTTCCGTTTAGAGACTTTGTCGGGTTTGCTGCAAAATGTCGCATAAAAACATTCAAGCCGTCAATATAAATAACTGGCTTGCTGTTCATCAATACCTACTTTAACATTTCAAACGCTTCTGCATGTTCTTCCATAATATGATCGTGAACCGCCTTAATGTCTGTATAACTTTCTGTGTCAATATCTGGATCTTCAGACTCATTCTTCCTAATCATTGCTTTTTCCAAAAGCATGTCTACATATTGACCATATTCAGGATGATTTACTATCTCATGAAAGTCTGCCTTATAAAACTTCTTTTCAATGATTTGTTCACCTTCGTTGTTATAAACTTCTAAATGTTTCCACGCGCCGGTACCTCCAACTTCAATAGTATAGCCATTAATTTCTTCAGAACCGTGTTTTCTTAACAAATCAAACATTTGTTCATGCTCTTTAATGCCTTTACCAAAGTGAATTTCAAAGTTACAAGTTCTAAAAGGTGCTGATACTTTGTTTTTAATAGTTTTTGCTGAAACATTGATTCCAATAGGCTCTTTATCCTTGTTAAGAATTTGAGAACCTGCCCCTAACTTAATACGTACTGAACTGTGGAATGGGATTGCCATGCCTCCAGGTGTTGTAGTTGGATCACCATACATTACACCAACCTTTGTTCTAATCTGGTTTAAGCAAACCATAAGAACTTTTTCATTTGCAATAATACCTGTAATCTTTCGCATACCTTTTGAGATAGCACGTGCTTGAAGTCCAATGCTTTCTTTGTCGTAGTCGCCTACAAGTTCTGCTTTAGGCGATGTTGCAGCAACAGAGTCCCAAATAATAGTTACAGGAACATCTTTGTCCATTGCCTTAGCTTTAACAATAGTAGATTCCGCAATAGAAAGAACATCTTCTGTACAGTGTGTATCAACATATACAAATCGCTTTGTAATGTCAACACCTAACATTCTTAAGTTATCAATTGACGTTGCATTTTCTGTGTCAATATAAACAACAATTCCACCCATTTGCTGTGTAGACCTTGCAATCTGCGTTGCTATATGAGATTTACCAATTGAAGGCGGGCCAAAGATCTCAACAATTCTTCCTTCTGGTAATCCTCCATCTTTTTTATTTGCAATAATATAGTCTAATTGCTTAGAACCTGTGCTTATCCATCGTTTAACATGTGTAGGTGATTCATCTGTGCTAAGATTATAAGCTACACGGTTGCCTCTTTCTTTGTTAAGAGACTTAATTAAGTCAGCTGTAAAGTCGTTTAATGGCTCTTTTTCAGCAGATTCTTCTTTTACTTTTTTACCTCTAGGCATAAATACTCCTTTTATAAAGAGATTATATTATAGTTCTATTAATTCTACAATTTTTAGTTACAAAAAAGCCAGCATATAGCTGGCACTTTTAAATCAATATTACAAATATTATAGTGAGTCTAAGTCAGCAAAAGCATCATCTAAGCTTTGATACTTTCCATTAATCGCATCAGGTGAGTTTTGGTCAACTGATTGTGTAGATCCACCACGAGTTGTTTCTTGACGAGAATCATCGTCATCACCATTAAGCCACTCATTAATAATTCTTTCTAGCTCTTCATAAGACTTAAGTTCAAATAAATCATTAACATCTGGAATGTTGTCAAGCCATTGCTTTGATTTGCTGCTATCTTCAGACAAAGGTGAATCTTTACCTCGAGGTCTTACGTCTGTTGTTGCCCATTGTTGTCCTGGATTTTTGCTACAAGTAACACGTACATCACGACCTTCGTGCGGATCTGTAATATCGCCGTAGTCTTCATCGAGCATGTAGTTTAATAGAGTTTGATAAACTGTTTTACCAAACGCCCATAATCTTACACCTTTTTCTTCTTCACCACGAACAACAACAGGAGCATAACAACGCATCTTAGGGTAAAGCTTCTTTGCTAGTTCGTACGATTCTTTAGAACCTTCATCACGTAACTTTGTAATAAGTTCTTGAATCGGATCTGGCTTGTCAAACTGATAAGGTGCAAGGAGTCCTGGATTGTTTCCAATGTTGTAATAGAACATAAGCTCTTTAAATGGTTGACCATCATTGTTAGGGTAAGCAAGAAGCCGAACAGTTGTTTCTGCACCTTCTTCAGGTCGCCACATAACGTTTTTCTTTGAATTTTGACCGCTTAGTTGTCCAAGTTTCTTGCGAATTGCTGCTAGATCAATAGCCATAATTATTAATACCTTTCATTTTGTATTTGTTTAAATTTTAATTGGTTAATTGTTTAAATTTTTTTGATCACCAATTGTGATCCTATAATATAATATATTTTTAATTTTTACACATCAAATTAAATTATTTTGATCAATAAATTGAACAAGCGCTTCTGTGTTTTCTGATTTAAATTCTTCGTTGCCGTTAGAGGAGTAATTGTTTTTGCCGTCTTTACCGAAAAGTTCAATTGCTGACTTAATTTTATTTCTATCTCTATTTTGAAGTCCTTGTAACATTAAAGAACAAAAGCTATCTAATTGTGATGGACTAAAAAATGTTACAAAATTATTTTTAAGAATATTTATGTCATTAATAAACTTTACATACTTAAAGACATTGTAAGCAAAACTTTGTCTGTCAGGATTGTCTAGTTGATTTAAAAAAGAGTCGATTCTTTTATCAGATAATCTTTTTTCTAATTCTTTTACTTTTGCATAGTACTGCTTTGTCGACATATATCTTCTACCTCTAATTCTAATTTCATTAGATCTAAATTCTGCATAAACTGAAGATTGCACACGTTGAATAGCATTAAAGTCTTCATTAGGTACTTTAAAAAATGTTTTTTGTCCATCTCTTGTCATATTAACAGCAGCAGCTTCAATAGGACTATTAGGATTTAAATTACTGGAAGGGAAAACTAAGCTTGTTAATTGTCTAATTCTAGGTGCTATATATTTTCTAATATGAGCCATATTAGGCTTGTCAGGATCAGATCCTCTTCCTTTAGGAGCATTTTGGACAGCTAAAATTAAATCGTCAATTTCGCTAATTATTTCTTCATTTTGTGCGATATTAGGTTGCAAAGGAATATCCTCAGGTAAAAGGACTGTAAGTTCACCGCCTGGTCCATTTCTATCTCTCGCATATCTTCCTGATAAGTCAATTGCATCTTGTTTAGTAAAACTACCTGGAGGATCCATACCAAAAACTGCAATTGTTTCAGTTCCTTGAGGCACTTCATATGAAATAAAATCAGGCTTTTTATCATCACTTTTTATAACTTCAATATTTAACTTTATCTCTTCACCTGGCTGTAATGGTTGTGATTTTCTAAAGTTTTTAATAAATGCTTGTCTTACAAGCTTTGAAGTTGCAGATCCACTTCTTTTATTACTATATGCAAAATAATCTTCACCTCTGCCAGAAAATCCTTGTTTAGTTGAACAGTAAACCATTTTAACTGTTTTACCTTTATCATCTTTTTCTAGCCTTATACCTACATTCATTGCTTGCCCTGCAATTTTTTCTGTAACTGAAAACTGTATGTTATCTGTTGCTTCACCTTTTAAATAGTTTAAGTAAGCAACAATCTCTGATTTTTTAAGATCAGGTATTCTTAAAGATCTTGCAGCTTCAAATAAAAAAGAATAGTTTTCTTTTAAAGATCTTTTGTTACTTTTTGCAGGTCCATGCTGAAGATAATATTGTACAGACTTTGTTGTTGTCTTCTTTTTAGTCCCTTTTGATCTATGCTTCTTGTCAGTTGACTTTGAAGATTTATAGATGTTTCCTCCACCAGCACCTGCTTTTGGACCTGTTCCTAAGGGAGTAGTTACTCCTCCTACTGCTCCACCACTCATAGAACTAAATTCGTTTATTAATTCTTCTAA